TAATCATATCTGGTGCAGTACCATCTTCTGATGCTTCGTTTTCTAGTTGTGCAATCTCTTTCTCAATGTCATCTTCCATTGCCATCTGTTCACCTTCGATACTGTCATCGACTTGCTCAAATCCATCTCCACCTTCTACTTCAACGACTTCTACCTGTTGTTCTGGTAACGAAATAACATTAGGCACACCTTCTATTTCAGTTGTTGTGGTAACATCTATTTCACTATCATTTACTGTAAGAGGATTATCTTTACCATCGTCAACAATCTTCGATAGTTCTATTGCAGTCTGATATCCAGCACACTGTACATCATATAATGGGTCGGATTCACACTGTTTCTCCAAATACGCCTGTTGATAGTTTGGACACTGTACATCAGAAAGTGGGTCATAGTCACATTGTTGTGCAAAACTTGCCGCTGCATAGCCGGGGCAGGCAGGATCGTATAATGGATTTGCAGAACACTGTTGATTCAACATTGCAGTCTTATAGCCTGGGCAAGTTGGGTCAAATAGTGGATTAGTTGTACACTGTTGATTGAACAGTGCGTTTGCATATCCTTGACATTGTGGGTCATACAAGGGATTTTGATAACATGGGTTTGCAGAAAATATCACTGAAAAGGAAGAATCTTGTACGTTAAACTCAGGCCCGTACCAACCTTGCCAGTTTCCAGTATCCTGTCCTTGTGCAGAGATTTCAACTCTGTCAAAGTATGATGGTGGTAGGAAGGGGTCTACAAATAATTCCTGTCCTTGATGTGTTGTCCAGTTGTGTGAGTAACTATAGTCATATTGGTATGTTGCATATAGATTACCCTGTGCATCATAGATATCTACTTCTATAACAAAATCATCTACGCCTGGCTGTCCAGCAAAAAGGTTTGCGTTACCGTTCTTGACTTTCCACTCATACTCAAATCCATTCACTTGAATGCCTGCGACTTGTAGTGCCTGATTAATTGCGATTGTTGTACTTAGAATGGTTGCATTGCATCCCCAAACAAAACCAGTAGTACTTGGAAGCATATTAGGGTCACTGCAAGGCGGGCCAGGATTTTGACTACCACCCCACCATCCATTACCAAAGTTGCCTGTCCATTGACTTGCATCTGGATTCAGTAAATCTGGTGAAGTCTGTGTAGGGTTAGTTGCTACCTGTGCGTTAGAGTAAGAGTAGGAGCAAAGCAAGGCCACCAATACCAGCGCCAATCTTTGCATTACGGTTTTGAACATCATTCTTTGTCTCTATTTCTTCTACAGGTGGTATTCTGTCTGGATTTGCTTTCCATTCATCAGTTGCCTGATCACCAATTTTACCAAGAAATGGACAAGGTGTTCCTGCCATCTCCATGGCATCATATACTCTTCTGTCTTGACACAGAACGGACACTGCGGCGACTTTCATGCCCATGTCGTAAAGTGTCTTTGAAATCTTTAGTCTCTCACAGTTTTCATCCCTTACCATTTCACCAGTTGATACACCAAGAATTTGTGTCTGCACTGCGGCAGATACACCTGTAGTACATAAGTCAGAAGATGAACTTCCAATACTAGGTGAAATTGCAGAAGGGGGTGGGGATATTACGATGGTTCTGCCGTTTGTAGTAACGTCAGATTCGCTCTTCGTTGTTGTTTCTACTTGCGTTGCCTGTCCAAAGGCCACCGAACTCATCATAAAAAACGCAAGAACAAATGATAGGGTTCTAAGCATTTTTATCTCTCGTGTAGTCGAAATACATTTCTCAACTATCAGTTATATTTATACGTTGTCAAAATATTGAGTGTCTTAATAATTTGACATAAAAGAGAGGGCAGAATTTTGACACCCTACCCTCTCCGTCTAGTTTACTATTTAGTAGCCTTTTTATGTGGTGTTACGACTTTCTATACTTAATAGAACGACTTATCTGCACAAAGGTTTACTACTATACCTATTCGTTTGCCAACTTTTCAAAATATGACATTGCGTCATCTTCATCATCAACAGAAGCTGGTTGTGGTGCTGGTTCAGACTTGAAGTCTGGAACAAAGGGTGTTTCGTCCTCTTCAATCATCGCAGCTGCAGTTTTAGTTGCAACAACTGTGCCAGATAGAACAGCATCCAAACGAGTTTTCAGCTCATCATATGATTTGAAGTTTGATGGGGCAATGAATTCTGCAAGGGAATGTTCTGCATTCCAAACAGCCTCCAACTCCTCATCAGTTGACTTCAGTTGCGTCACCGAATCGAACTCTGACTTATCATAGTTCCAGTAACCATCGACTTTGCGAATCTTCAGTTTGAAGTTTGCACCTTCCCACAAATCAAATGGGTTGATAGGTGTCTCATCTTCAAACGCAGGCTGCATTGTCTCCATCAGTTTGTCAAAGATTTTCTTACCATAACGATAGAGGAATACTTTCCCTTCGTTTTCTGGGTTTGCAGAATCTTGAACAACATAGATGTTAGAATAGTACTGCAACTTTCTCTTTTGCTTACGAGCGATTTCTTTATCACTCTCTACACCAGAGTTCCACAGTTGCGAGTTATCCTCACTCACTGGGTCTTTCTGATTGAGTGTGGTTAGTGAGTTCTCAATAAACCACTGTCCAGTAGGGCCTTGGAATGCATGATTCCAAACACGAACCCACGGCAACTCTTCGCCTTTTGGTGCAGGCAGAAATCGAATTACTGCGTAACCATTACCTGCCTTGTCAACATTAGGCTTCCAAAGTCTCTCATCTACATAGGACTTCTTTTCGGTTGCTGGTGACTCGTCCTTCTGGACTTGTTGCAAAAGTTTATCCAGACTGTTCTGGTTTCTTAGCGCTGAAATAGACATATATTTTCTCCTTATGTTATCGTATGTTAGCGTATGTTTTTGTATTTCACAGTATTCATCATATAACAGTATTTATAATACTACATCATCCACCCAAAGTCAATACATAAATCTAAACTTTCTTGTTCAGTGTATTGTAGGTTTTCGATGTCGTTCCACTCATCAACTAATACACAAGTGTCATCAGTTCCAAGTGGTGCAGAGTTCACCTTCCAGAACCTTACTTCTGGGTATGCCAGAAAGTTCTGTTTATGTTGCACTATCCAATTAGTCGCCGGTACAGTCTTTGCACTCTCCACGAGATAGTTGTCTGTACCTTTGTACATATTGTTGATAGTGTCCGTCTTACTACCCAAATCAAAACCAATCAGAAATACATCTAAAGGGTCATGGTTCTCAATAGCAAGTCTTACTGCGATTGGCCCTGCACTCCAACCACTGTAATCTTCTGGGATGATATGGACTTCATCATTCTCTGCAACCCAAGTTACATATTGATGATGATTGCCCAGTTTCATCCGAATATCGTCTGCGTCTGCATCTGGACGTTCTCTTAGAATGTGTTCATACAGACGTTTTATTTGATTAGGGTCAGTACCGTTCATTACGAACTCTTGTCTGCCCTGTTTCTTATTCTCTGTGTGGGGTTGGACATCCCAGCCCTCAAAGAAGTTTGTGTTTACCAGCATCTGATGTGCCTCTGCCGGTAGTTTACTCCATGCACGAAAGTAACACTTATTGTCTAGTGCATATCCAGAATCATACACCTCATGCATCATCCCATTGTCTACACAAACTAGTGCATCTGGAGCCCAGTCACGATACAGTGCATTGCAACCGTAGACTGGGCCTTTTGTTCTCAGAGCATCTAAGTCGATACCCTTTCTAGATTCTCCGTTCCCTAGAACGAATACCTTATTTGTTTTCTCCATAAGTCACCGTCACATTATATTCACTTGGATAGTAGGAGTCATGTGATATATCGCCATGGTCATCATTATAGTAATAATTTGTACCTGTGATATATTGTCCTGTTCCTGTCATGTCTTGTGTCGCCAACTGTCCGAATGGCCATGTTGTCGCATCACTTTGAATCATTGCCTGTTCTTGTTTCATAGAACAGTTCGCCTTTTCTTTCTTTCCATCCATCATCAATGCCCAATCAAGTTCTTGAATCAGTCGAGTATACCACATCTTATCATGTTCATCGTGGGCTTTGTCTCTATCTTCTCTCAACTGTTCTTGTCTGGTTTCGATGTATTTTTTCATTAAAGTTTCTCCATCAATGGGAAGATTTTTGCAATTTCAAATGCACATTTCTTTGCAACTTCCATATGCTCTTTTTGGGTGCCGTTTGCACTCCTCAGTTCTATGTAGTGAATCCAAGAGCGCAACGTACCATTCATGTACAGTCTAGTCTTGGTTAGTCCTTCTGGTAGAACTGCACGAGCCTGTTCTTTTGCAATACCGTTTTCGATTGCCCATTCGTATGTCTTACGAGATGTTTCGATAACACCAGACTGTCTACGATTCCATTCGGTAATCAAATCTTGGTGTTTTTGATTGTCAACCAGTGAGGGGTCAGATTCAATCTCAATAGAGTTTTGTCTGTTCTCATAGTCCTGTAGTCGGCATTCTCTTTTGGTAAATGCGTCACCCATTGAAGAAGGTTCTGCATACCGTTGAGAAAACTCTTGAAAACTAAAACTACGATGACGCACAATCTGATGTGCAATGTCACGAGTAGTCTCAATCTCTATGCAAGCGCTAGCCATCTCCAATGGCGACCAATGGGCGTGTTTACATAGATATCGTATGAGTTTTTCTGACGTTTTGTGCGATTGTTGGTTCGCTGGATTGGAG